CAGGCCAGACCCAGCGCGGAGCAGTTGGCGCGCGCCATGCGGGCGCTGGATGATGCGGGTGTTCGGGTCAGCAACACCACGGCGGATGTTGGTGCGCAGCTGGATCGCATGGCGGGACAATCCAATGCGGCCGCTGCGGCGATTCGGCGCGGTCTGATTGCTGCGCTGGGTAGTTTGTCGGTGATGAAAGTCGTCGATACGGCAGACGAATGGGGGCAGTACGCCAGCCGCATCCGCATGGCAACCGAAAGCGCGGAAGAATACGAGATTGTCCAACAACGGATGCTGCAAAGCGCCAACGAGACCTACCGCAGCATCAATGAAACGCGCGAAGCCTTCATCCTGATGTCGCCCGTTATCCGCAGCATGGGGGCGTCGCTTGAGCAGAGCATGGATGTGGTGGACGCGTTTTCCGACTTGCTTGTGGTCAATTCTGTCAATGCCGAGCGTGGCGCAGCCGCCATGCGGGCGCTCACGCTTTCCATGCAAAAGGGCAAGATGGACGTGCAAAGCTGGATGACGATTGCCAGCACATGCCCAGCCTGATAGACGAGATTGCCACGCATACGGGCAAATCGGCTGCGGAAATCCGCAAGATGGGGGCCGATGGCAAACTGTCCATTCAGATGCTGGTGGATGCATTAGGCGGTCGGTATGAAGCGATCATGAAAAAGGTCGCGGATATGCCGACGACGGTTCGTGATGCGCTGACCAATGTGGGTAACGCCTTTGGCGAGTACGTCGGCAAGCACAACGAAGCCAATCAGATTACCGCCACGCTTGCCGCCAGTGTCGAGATTTTGGGAAAAAATATCGATACCGTTCTCAATTATGCGCTGGTAGCGGGTGCGGGTGCCTTGATTAGTTACACCGGGGGCATGGCGAAGGCGGCGGCGCAGACCGCGTACAAAGGCATGCAGTCGAGCCGCGCGGCAGCACAGGAATTGATGCTGGCGCGCGCTCAAGCGGCGCAGACTGCTGCGACATTGGCGCAGGTGCAGGCACTGGCAACGCTCACCCCGGCGCATGCGCAGGTTACAGCGGCGACTATTGCGCATGAGCAGACGACCAAACGTCTGGCAGCCGCGCAGGTGGCCGCGCGTGGCTCAGTGTTCAGCTTGCTGGGCGTGCTGGGCGGGCCGGTGGGATTCGCTGTTATGGCCGGTCTGGCCGCTACTGCGTTTCTCGATATGGGAAATTCCGCCAAAACGGCGGCGCTGGATGTGGATGCGCTGAAAGGTTCGCTTGAAAAAGCGGTCGAGGCTTTTGCGAAGATGGAAACGCTGGAACGCAAACAGAATCTCAAAGCGCTGGCCGATGAGCAAAAAAAGCAAGCAGATAAAGTGCGGGAATCAGCTTTGTCCGTGATTGGCGCGCTGCCGGTACGATCGATTGGCCTTGACGCGGTGGCCGATTTTGTCCATATGGAAAGGATGGCGCAGCAATTGAGAGATCGGTTGAGCGACACCAGCCTGTCCGCAAATGAATTGCAGCGAGAGTTGGAAGCGTTGGTGCAAGAGTGGGTAGCACAAGGCAAGGTGGCCAAGGACGTAGGCGACAAATACGCGGACGCGGCAATGGGAATGGTAAGGGCGCAGAACGAATCCAATCAGTTGGGAGCGAGACTGGCGGTGCTGCGGGCCGAGCAAGACAAACAGGAGGAATCGGCCAAAGGTGCCGCCACTGGCGTAAGCACACTCAACGCCGCGCTGGCGCAAACCAACGAAGCTGCCAAAAGCTACTTGGAACGCATGTCTGACCGCGCCTTGTTGGCGGGACTGAAAACCCAGCGGGAACAGCTTGAGGCCCTGGTCAAGGCCGGGAAGCTGGTGTTCTCGCCCGAGGACTTGAAGCGGGCGCGTGAATGGGCCGACACGGTAGACCGGGCCAACGCAGCATCCAAAACGAAAAAAGACCCAGGAGCCGATTATGTTCAGAGCCTAAAGGAACGTATTGCGCTGCTTGGACAAAACACGGAGTACGAACAGTTGCTGGCGCGCGTCCGGGCGGGCGCTTTGGATTTGGGCGCGCATAAAGAAGTCGCGTTGCAGAAAGCCAAAGAGCTTGATCAATTGCAGCAGCAGATCGAAACCGAGCGCGTGCTCAAAGACTTGCGCGATCAGCAAGCCACCACGCAAATGCAGTACATGCGCGAGCTTGCCGCGTTCGGCGAGGGCGAAAACATCCGGGCGCTCAATGCCGACCTGGCCAAGACCGAAGACCATTACCGCCGCCTGATAGAGGCACGGCGCAATTCGGCGCACGGATTATCAGACACCGAACTGGCGCAGATTCAGGCGTCGTTGCAGGAAGAACTGGCGATGGTGCGCCAGTTTCATGATGACAAGCTGGTCATCCAGCAGGATTGGACGCTGGGCGTGGTGAAGGCGCTGAAAGACTACGCCGATGAGGCGCAGAAGCTGTACGATCAAGTCGGCAACGTGGTGAAGAACGCCTTTAAGGGCATGGAGGATGCTCTGGTCGAGTTCGTCCGTACCGGTAAAATGGATTTCAAGAGCCTGGCCGACAGCATCATTCAAGACATGATCCGCATCGCTGTCCAGCAGTCCATTACGGGGCCGTTGGCGAGGGCGTTCGGTAGCGTGATCGGCAGCGCCTTCGGGGCAGGAGCGGCCGGTGTGTCGCAAGTCGGCAGCGTAGGCAGCGGCGCGGGTGGCATGTCCGCGTCTTCGTGGATGCCGTCGAAGTGGTCGTCTGGTGGCTACACGGGCGATGGTGGGCGCTTTGAACCAGCCGGTATTGTCCACCGTGGCGAGGGCGTACTGAACCAGGACGAAATCCGCGCACTGGGCGGTGAGGCGGGTTTTAACGCACTGCGCCGCGCGATTCGCGGCCCAGGACACGCAGCGGGCGGCATGGCCGGGCGGCCGGTTTTGCCGCCGTCTTCCACTGCCGGTCAGCCGCAGATCACCGTCAACGTCCATGGCGCGCCGGGTCAGCCGGAGGTGTCCGCACGCCGAGACCAGCAAGGCAACCTGAACATTGATCTGATCTTCAAGCAGATCATCGGCAGGATTGCGGGCGAAGTCCAGGGCGGCCAGGGGCCGGTTCCCCGTGCATTTGAACGCAAATATGGGCTGACGCCGCAATTGGGGTGAGATATGGCAATTCCTGTTTGGCCTTTGCCTCTGCCACCGTGCCCGCTACTCGACGGGTTCGAGCGCCAGCCGCAAGCGCCGTTTGAACGTACCGAGATGGATAACGGGCTGGCCCGCCATCGACGCCGGTTCCGGGTGTTCCCGATCACGGTGCCGGTGCAATTCGTGCTGACCCGCGCGCAGTACGACATCTACACCGAGTTCTGCGAGAACACCCTAAACGGCTGGGCCGACTGGTTCATGCTCAACATCGACGGGCCGGGCGGCATAGCCCTTAAACGCGTCCGATGGTTAAAACCCATTCCGACAGAGACCCGAATCGGCGTTGACCACTGGCGCATTGCAGGTCAGCTTGAAACGATGAACAACTTCTGACGAGTATCCGTATGTCCCTTGAACAAGCCCTGCAAGAAGCCTACGCCTCTGCGTCAACCGACCGCGTGATCTTCGACACGTTGGAAGTCCGCCATTCAGCATTTCGCGACGACGCCGGTCTGCCCACAGCAATCCGCGTGGTCATCGGCTACGAGAACATCTCGGCTTGCCTGGAAGGCGACGCGCCGCTGAACCCCGGCGAGTACGTCGATTTCATCGCTGGCGCGTTCCGGTTCAAGCTACCAGGGTTTGAAGAGGGGCAGGTGCCGCAATTGCAAATCATCATCGATGGGGTGAGCCGCGAAGTGGTGGGCCATATCGAAGCGGCAATCAACGAACCCGAGCCGATTTCCATCACCTACCGGCCGTACCTCTCCACAGACTTGAGCAAGCCGCAGATGGACCCACCGATCACGATGGAGCTGACGAAGGTGACTGTAACTGGCGTATCAGTATCGGGCACGGCGTCGCTGTCCGACGTACACAACTGGCCGTTCCCTTTCGAGAAATACTTGCCGTCGCGTTTTCCGGGCCTGGTGCGATGACTGCCGACGACGTGAACCGCTACATCGGTCTGCCGTGGAAGCTGGGCGCACGCGGCCCCGACGCCTACGACTGCTGGGGACTGCTGCAACATTGCCGCGCCGTCTATTTCACCGGTGGCATTCCCGATGTTGAATTCGGCGACCCGGCGCGCGCGATGTACGCCGACAAGATGCGCAGCGGCCAGTGGCAGATCGTGCCTGTGCCCGAACACGGCGACGGCGTGCTGCTGCGCGACGGCAACGACCCGCACGTCGGGCTGCACCTGAACCTGGACGGCGGCGGCGTACTGCACGCGCTCGAAGGCCGTGGCGTGGTGTTCACCACGCTCTCCTCGCTTAAACCCCTCGGCTTTGGCCGACCTACGTTTTATCGAATTTCGTAGCTGCTCGGTATTTAGCCAAAAAAACAAAGCCCCGCCAGATTCGCAGTCCGGCGGGGCTTTTTGTATTCATCCCTTGCGCCACAAGGAAAGAAAATGCAGCAGATCAATTATAGACGAAAACGCTTCCGAATGAGGTTATCCATGAAAGACGGAACTCTTGATCTTGATGCGCCCCTAGATACCAAAGCCAGCCACGCACTGGCTTTTTTCTTACGCGCTATCGCCGCAGGTGCCTTCATTTGGCTTTCGCTGCACGGCCTGGCCGCCGTCCGCTGGTGGTGAGCATCCATGCCTGATATCACGATCTGCAAAAACCCATTCCGCCCGCAACTGGATCGGGTTGAGGTTGCCGCGCGCGCGGGCGTGCGCCTGGACACGGTCTTGCGCCGCGAAGGGTTGATCACTGGCCGCAGCCGCCACCTGGTTCGTCAACATACGTTCATTGTCCAAGTCAACGGGCAGTGGCTGTTACAGGCACAGTGGGCGCGCCGTCTGCGCGCCGACGACGTTGTGCTGGTGGCGATGCTGCCCGCTGGCGGCGGGGGGTCGAACCCGCTTCAAATAGTCGCCATGATCGCGCTGGCGGTCGCGACTGCGGGGGCAGGAGCCTGGGCGGCCGGGGCTTACGCCAAGGCGGCCACTGTAGCTATAACCAGCACCGGCGCAATGATGGCGGGCGCGGGCGCAGCGGCGCTAGTCGCCATCGGCGGCGGCATGCTGCTGTCTGCCATCTTCCCGCCCGCCAAGCCGCCCAGCACCATGGCGCGCGAACAAGCCAGTCCCACCTACACCATTGGCGCGCAGGGCAATATGGCCCGTCTGATGGAATCAATCCCGGTTCAGTATGGGCGATACCGCGTCTATCCCGATTTCGCAGCACAGCCGTATACGGAGCTGGAAGGCAATCAAACCTACCTGTACCAGTTGTTTTGCCTGGGCCAGGGCGAGTACGACATCGAGGACATCCGAATCGAAGACACACCGATTGGGAATTTTGAGAAAGTCGAGTACGAGGTCGTGCGCCCCGGCGAGCTGGTCACGCTGTTCCCGGATAACGTCGCGACTTCCACCACGGCGCAGGGTATCGAGCTCAAGGGGCCGAACGAGGAAGGGGCCGCAGCGGTGGGGCCGTTCGTGGCGAACCCGGCGGGCACGCTGACGAACCGGATTGCCGTGGATATCGTATTGCCGACAGGTCTGTTCTATGCAAGCGACAATGGCGGCTTGGATTCGCGCACCGTGTCCTGGACAGCCCAGGCGCAGAAGATCGACAACCAGGGCAACACGCTAGGCTTACCCATCACCCTGGGTACCGAGACTTACAGCGCGGCGACGAACACGCCGCAGATGATGACCTACCGATACGACGTGCCGCCCGGACGCTATCAAGTCAGCGTAACCCGTACGTCAAACAAAGACACGTCCAACCGCGCAGGCAACACGCTGCAATGGGGAGGGTTGCGCGCCTATCTGCCCTCGCAGCAGTCTTACGGCGACGTGACGCTGCTGGCCGTGGTCATGCGCGCCACCAACAATTTGAACCAGAGCACCGCCCGGCGCATCAACGTGATCGCCACGCGCAAGTTGCGCACGTGGAATCCGGTGGATGGGTGGTCGGTGGACGTGACGGCCACGCGCAACCCCGCCTGGGCACTGGCCGACGTTTGCACGAACACGCAATACGGCCGTGGATTACCAGACAGTCGGATCAACCTGCACGGGTTGCATCGCCTGGCGCAAATCTGGCAGGCGCGCGACGATCACTACGATGGGGTGTTCGACACGGCGACCACATTGTGGGATGCTCTCACACGCATTGCCCGTGTCGGGCGCGCCATGCCGATGTACTACGCGGGCGTGATCGACGTAATCCGCAACGAGCCGAAGTCGATCAAGACCCAGATGTACACGCCCGCGAACATCGTCACTTCGACGTTCTCAGTGGACTATGCATTTCCTCAACACGACAGCCCTGATCACATCGTCGTCGAGATCATCAACGAAGATACCTGGCAAGCCGACGAGGTAGTGTGCGCGCTGCCCGGCAGTCAGATGCTGCGCCCGTACCGGCTGCAATTGCCGGGCGTGACGACGCGGGCGCAAGCCTGGCGAGAGGGTATGTCCCTGGCAGCGCAGAACCGCGACCAACGGCGCTTTGTCTCTTTCGAGACTGAGATGGAAGGGTTGATTCCGCGCTACGCAGACCTGGTCGAGATCAGTCACGACGTGCCCGAGTGGGGTTTGTCGGGCTTCATCGAAGCGTACGACCCTGTCACCAAAACACTGACGACCTCGGAACCGCTGCAATGGTGGCCGGGCGAGAACCACTACGTCAACCTGCGACGACGCGACGGCGCGCCCGATGGGCCGTATCGGGTTGTGGCGGGTGGCCATGGCCGGGAGATGGTGCTCGCTGATGCCATCGACGGCAACAGCATCTACGTGTCGGACGGTCAAGGCGAGGAATTCACGCATTACCAGTTTGGCCCTGGCGCGCGACGCTCGCTGCTCGCCCAGGTGATGTCGGCGCTGCCGGACGAAAGCGGCCGCGTGATGCTTGAGTTCGTCAACTACGCGCCCTCAGTGCACACGGCGGAGAACGGCGGCGCGGTGCCACCTGCTCCACCAGCATCGTTGCTGCCAACGAACCCGAACGCGCCCGTCGTGGATTCGGTGACGGTGTATGCTGCGGCAGCTCCCGGTCAACAGATCGTGTCGGCCACGCCCGCGCGCGGCGCAGAACGCTACGAGTTCCGAGCGAGCGAGAGTGGCGGCACAACATGGGTCGATCTGGGCGTACACCTTTCCCCTACCATTACCGCCGCGTTGCGGCCGGGAGCGTGGCGCGTACAGGCACGGGGCCTGGGCACTTTACAAGGCCCCTGGGCGACGTGGGAAGGCAGCGTATCGGCGACACTGGCTCCACCGCCCGCGCTGGTATCTCTCACCGCAACGCCGAAGATCATGGCGATTCAATGGGATTGGGTGCTGCCCTCGGTACCGTGGATGCGCGCGGTCGAAATATGGCAGTCCGCGACGCCGAACTTCGGTGATGCCACGCTGTTGGGCGAGTTCCGCACTTCGCAGTTGTCGCACACACAATATGGCTTGGCATATGGGCGGGAGCTATGGACGTGGGCCCGCATCCGCGATGAAGCGGATCAGCCAGGCCCCTGGTTTCCGAGTAGTACCGCCTACCATCCCCCCATTTCATATCCGGTCAAGTGCTTTCACTTTTCGGCCAAAAACATAAAAAACCCAAGAAAAATCAATAAATTAGCGGGT